GGCAGTCCTGAGCCGGCCCTGCGTCAATGTAAAGCTTCACGACCACGGTTTTGCCCAGCGAATCAAAAAACTGCTCATCGCCCCAGTATGCCTCGGCGCTTCCGGACCAGCCAACCAATGCCCTCTTGTATTCCTTCCAGCCGCCGCTTGCGAATGTTGTTGCCTCGGCATCATCAGCATCTCCGTCTACAGACCAGTTGAAAAAGCCTCCTGCCTGAACAAGTGTCAAGGACTTGCCGGAAACAGTAACTGTATCATCAACTCCCAGGGCCGTATCAAAAACGACAAAGCCGCCGACGTATTCCAAAGTAAATCCAGTTGTTACAACCGATCCTTTTTTCTTCACTGTTATCGGAGTGTCCGGGTCCCAATATCTCAGGTTTGCATCAGTAATCTGATAACGTTTCCTTTCTGCATCGCCAGTGCACGGTTTGTCAGAAAAAGTAGTCGGAGCGGTGTTAACGTCAGAAACGTACACCGCCCCAGTTAATCCTACTACGGCCATAATTCTCACCTCGCATTAAATATATTTGCTTAAAAAACTTTTTGTCGTTTCGTGCTTCCTCTCTAAAAATAACCCGTTTGCATTCCAGTAAATCCACACCAAAAAATGTACTGCATTGTAACCATAGAAATTTATGCTGTAAGAATCATTCTTTTGGTTTTTGTTAACATGAATTGAGCCTCTGATTCCCTCTGTATTTTTTACACCTTCCAATAAACCTTCAGCAAAGCATTGGCTCCCAGTTGAAATACCCACTGTTATTTGGGGCTTGCTCCCCTTATCATGGAAATTAATAGTTCCGTTGCCGTCAAAATATCCTCTTATATAATTTGACACATAGATTTCAGGTACATCTGGAAACCGCAGTGTCAATGATTTCGCAGGCACCAGCCCCAAATCAACTAAATCCTCCACTATCTCTTTTTTTGAAACATTTAGTCTATAAACCTTTGTTTTTTCATAGCATGCTATTTCGTGATCATAACTCATTGTATTTCTTATTTTGTCTAGGATATTGTAGTCTGTGTTATAAATAACGAGTTGGGTTAAGGCTTGGTTTATATATCCGTCAGCACAAATAAATCCAAATACATATGCCATTTCTGGCCCCCATGCTTTGAAAAATGCCGTATTTATATCGCTTTTTCGCCTCTGAGGTAATTTTTTATCTGCTACCTTTTTGTAATACCTAAATCTTTCGTAGCACTTTGAACATAACCCACGTGCATGGTGCGGAGCCATTTCCCCACATTCAACGCATTTTTTGATTGGTCTTTTTCTTGACATACTGTTGCCCCTCCTCTACACTCTGTTTGTCATTATTATATCACAACCATAGAGGAGGAGCAACCTTTGTTTGTCAATTCACTCCTTAAGTTGGCAGCGTCAATGCGCCTGTGCCTGTTATGTCGCAGGAGAACGATGCTTTATCGTCCACCGGTACCTCAATCGAAGGCTTTACAAAAGCTGACCCAGTAAAGGTTATAGTCTCGCTTACCTTAAAGCTAAAGTTCAGTGCTTCTCCATTTAGCCAGGCTTGTAAAATTGCCTTCTGCCCACTAGTATCGTCTGGCTTGAAGTTACCTTCTGCACTGCCAGACCATTCCTTTAAACCAGCTAGATACTCTTTCCAGCCTTGACTGTCAAAACTGGTAACATCGATATCGTCTGCGCCTAAATCTAGACTCCAGTTAGCAATCTCGGCTACCTTGTTAGCGCCAATATTTAAGCTGCCGCCTTTTCCTGCTATTGCCAATTCAATCACGCTCCTTTATAATTTCAAAATTCACAAACAGTTCAACTCTGTTGTTGTTATCACGTTTCAAAATCTCCGGACTGCCCCGTGCTTTTATGAGCAGGTATCGAGTACCGGTTGCGGGTGTCGGTTCACCCACTTCTTCACCGCCGCCTTTGCTGTCGTCTTCACCTACACCCTCGTCGTCTTCGTCGGGTTCCTCGCCGGCTCCGAGCGTCTGTTCATACAGTCCGTGCAGTTCCGCCATGACTTCACCTATCTTCGTTCTTGCGGCTGCATAGCTTTTGTTCCGGACCCGTACCTGCAGGCCGGGATATTCGCCTTCCCAGTGCAAGTCTGGAGGGCTACCGGCATACTCAAATAAGGCTATACAATTATCAGGCTGGTCAGGCATCAGCCCAAGAAAAATATCGGTTCCAACAGCACCGACGTTCTTCGTCGCCAAATATGCGCCTATTTCTGTTAACACACCGGCATCACCTCGTTTCCCGCAGGGCTTTTTTAATCTGCTTATCGGCATATTTGAGCACCTTTTTCTTCTTTCGGGCAAAAGGCACTTCTAAATATTTTGCATAGCCACCTAGTGGATGGTAATATCCTACTTCTTCATGCTGGCGCCGGGCGTATGGAGTGTTAAAACTGATGTAGACGGCTTTTTCTTTGCCAACCGGGTCCGGAAATGCATCTTTGTGCTCCATGCCACTCCCGCCCTTTTCTGGGGGTAGAGATTCTTCATATATTTGTGTAGGATTTTTAGGCAAAGAACCAACAGTCACCGTTCCACTCCTGCGCAACGTCCCTGTGTCAACTGGGGCCTCATCGATAGCCTCTGTTAAAATTGCCTCTGCACCGGTCCGCAGCGCTTTGAGCCCAGCTTCCTCTGCTATCTTGACAGCTTCCTTAATGCGCCATTTGCTCCGTTTAGCCATTACACCGCCACCTCTCTGTGGCTTTCGGATCCGTCCAATCCGGGAACAATCGAAACGGAAATCACCGGCCAATCTCTATCTTCATATTTGAGTATGTCACCTGGCTTCACAGGCTCAATGCAAAACACCCGGGCTTCACTCACAACCTCCCTGCCTTCGTTGTCACGCACCAGACGCCTCTTGCCTTCCCAGCGGACTTTGATTGTCTTTTGCTTTGTTACCGGTTCGCCGTATTCGTTGCTACCGGTTTTCCGCTTCCATACCGCCCTCTGGTTCAGGTAGCCCTCAATCATTCGCTCCACATCCTCTCGAAACTGCTCCTACCCACAACGGGCTGACCACCAAGCTGCCCTGAAAACTCG